TACATTAAATTTGTTAGAAATAATATGCGCCCAATATACAAAATTGGCGTAACAAATCATACCAACGTTATTGATAGAATTACAACAATGAAGGTTGATGATGATGTTGATATTATCACCATTGATACAAAAGAGTTCGAACGTGGTCGTGATGCATATATGTTAGAACTTGAATATCACAGAAAATACATTTCATATAGATATACCGGAGAGCCGATAATGAAGAATGGATACACAGAATTATACACAGAAGACGTATTGGGGTTAGATATATGAAAAAGTTTACAGACATTCGCAGAAAATACGAATTCAAATATACTCGCGACGGAAAGCCGTCCTCGTTTTTTATATTCTCTGATTCTGCCGAAAATGCAATGGCACAGTGGAATCAGCAGTATGGGCGTGTATACACACTATTATCACCACCGAAGGTATACTAATGTCAGAATATTTTCAGAAATTTCCATTAATAACGTATGATTTTTCGCTGGCAGACGAATCTCCACAGAGGTTTATTGTCACCGATATTCTGCGTCGAGTCAAAATAACGTCATCCGATATAAAGAGCGGCGGTGCGGTTGATATATACACAATAACAGAGGGAGACACGCCAGAGATAGTGTCCGACAAATATTATGGAACTCCGTATTACCATTGGCTGATATTAATGATCAACGACATTATCTACGGTCTGGATGGATTCCCAAAATCTCAATATGACCTTGATCAATACTGCATAGAGAAATATGGTGCCACTGGTGTAAATGCCGTGCATCATTATGAAGATACTAACGGCAACGAGGTAAATTCTATCATATCCGGAAATTCGTTGAGTATATTCGATCCGGTGTCGTTAACTTGGACGGCAACACCACTAGCAAGTTTTGTGCCAGTTACCAATTACGAATATGAAGAGTATTTGAACGAGAACAAACGAACAATATACCTGCTTAAACCAATTTACGTCAACACAATAGTTGCGGAAGTTGATAGATTAATGAGGTTGTAATAATGGATCAATTAGAGTTTGTCGGCCAAGTAGCTATTCGAAAGATAATGATAACGTCATTATTTACCGATACAGAGCTGGATATAACCAACATGATATTGGAAATGAATATATATGAGGACTTATATACCAATTGGTTGACCGGAACGATAACGGTATCTGATAGTATTGACGTTATTAATAACTTGCCACTGATAGGTGAAGAAAAATTAGATATAGAATACAAGACACCCACATTAGATGATAGCATTGGTCTGGTAAGTAATACCTTCTATATAACCAAGATTGCCGATAGAAAACTTATAAACGAAAATGCCCAGGTATACATAATTCATTTTATGTCCAGTGAGGCATTTACCGATTTGCATGTTAAAATTGGTAGAGCATATCGCGGTCAGTTCTCCGACATAGCCAAGCGAATATTCACCGAGGCCGATGCCCTTGGCGTGTCCGAGGATGTTGCGGTAAGAGCCAGAATAGAAGAAACCAGCAATGGATTCAAATTTGTGGCACCAGGATGGTCGCCCATGAAATGTATAAATTGGGTTGCATCACGAAGCATTTCTCGCACACACAACAGTCCCAATTATCTGTTTTATCAGGATAATTTTAGATACAATTTTGTGAGTCTCGATAGCCTGATCGTCCAAGAACCGGTCATATCATACATCAACAAATCTGTAAACATCCGAACAATAGAAAATTCTACCGAATTGCAGGGATTGGATGACTTGCCAACCAGATACAATATTGTCAGATCGGCATCGAATGACCTCGTGTTCGATATTACCGACAGAATGTTAAATGGTATGTATGCCGGTAAACTCATAAGCTACGACATAATGTCGAAAAAGGTCAATATTAAGACATATGATTATTTTGACGATTTTAGAAAAACGAAACATCTTAATGAGCATCCATTAAATTCGCCAAAACTGTTGAGAAACCCAAACAGTTATGTTACGTATTATCCTATGCATTATTATATGCATGATGGGTTCGAAACAGACGAACCGGCAAGTTGGGTGCTACAGAGGCGGTCTTTGATGCGCCAGATAGATGCGTATAGTTCCGAAATCGTCGCGCCTGGGCGCTCTGATATACATGTTGGACAAACAATAACCTATACACAAAACACCGTCCAACATCACGTTGATTCGGATGATGCTGTTGACACTACACACACAGGTAAATACCTAATAACAGCTATTTGTCATAGGTTCAGTCAAAATGAACATGAAATGGTACTTAGCATATCGAAAGATTCAACACAAAATAGTTTAGGTGGTCAATAGAATGGAAATAAAAGTAGGTATTGTTGAAGACAGGCACGATCCATTAATGTTAGGTCGTGTGCGTGTGCGCATTATAGGTATTCATACCGACGACAAAGGAACATTACCTACGTCAGATTTGCCGTGGGCGATGGTCATGCAGTCACCAATAAGCGCAGCAATATCTGGAGTGGGTATATCGCCGACAGGTATTCTTGCCGGTAGTTGGGTTGTTGTCACATTCATGGACGGCGAATCGTGTCAGGTTCCTCTGGTGCTCGGCACTTTGGGTGGTGTCCCTCAAGGCGGCGATACCCAAGAGTTTGTTACCAACGCCAATACACAACCATATTACAAAATCGGCGACGACGACACTCCCGCACCAATCCTAGAAGAAGATGTTGCAAAATCCGTGCCAAGTAGCGAAGGTGGTGGCGCTATTGTACCTCCAGTCGACACGAAACAGGTCAAGGCCATTGGTCCATTATCTACAGATGATTACCTAAAATTGCGCGAAGTAATTTCTGATCATGAGTCTGGCGGCAGTTATTCTAAAATAAACAAAAAAACTGGGTTTTTGGGTCGATATCAGGTGGGTGCTGCTGTTCTTTATGAAAATGGCTATGTGAAGAAAGGAAAATACAATGCTGACCTAAGAAACGAATCTGCTTGGACCGGTAAAGATGGCATAACAAATCACTACAAATTTTTAGAAGCAACCGGAATTCAAGATGCGGTTATGCTCAAGAACACGGAAACTAATTTTTTCCGCCTGGGACCAGAGCACAAAAAAGCGTTGCGAAATGATTCTTCGCCAGAGCATGTTGCCGGTGCATTAATGGCCGCACATCTTGTTGGTGCCGGTGGTGCCGCAAAATATTTGCGCGGCGAATATGTAAAGGCCGATGCCAACGGAACGACTGCCGGAAAATATTATAAACTGGGATATGGGTCACTTAGTGGGCAATTACCTAAAACAGTACCAACAAAAGAAAGTTCGCTGCCATTGGCACAGGCTGTTGGCGAGACAAAAGGATTTGCCGATCCTGCCGCAAAATACCCAAAAAGAAGTCTGCTACAAGAACAGGATACCAACAGAATTGCTCGTGCCGAAAATATTTCCAACACTATCGTTGGGGTAAAGGAACTGGAGCGCATCAAGGGTATTAGAATCGGTGGCACTGACACAACATGGGACCAACCACACATCCCATATGCAGCCGCATACCCATACAATCAGGTACGGGAAACTGAGGGCGGAATCGTAAAGGAATTTGATAACACACCAAATGCTGTACGCTACCATTTACGCCATCCTGCCGGAACATATACGGAAATAGACGCAAATGGCACGCAGGTCAACCGAATAGTTGGCGACAGCTACGAAATAATTGAGCGCAATGGCAATGTTGTTATAAAGGGAACCTGTAATGTCAACATTGATGGTGCAGCAAACATACTCGTCCAACACAATTGTAATCTTGAAGTATATGGTGATATGAATGCCATTGTTAAGAATGATCTTAACACAACCGTTCATGGTAAGTCAAGTATGTATATTCAAGAGGATTTCTCTATCAAGTGCAAAACATTTAATGTTGAGACGTTTGGTGGTGATATTAATCTGTTATCTTCTGCTAATATAGACAGCAAATGCGCAAAAGACTATGAAATAGAGGCAGGCGGAAAATATACCAACAATATTGGTGATTTGGCAACTACAATAAGCGGTGGTGCTATGTCAATGAAGTCTACCGGCAATTTCAGTGCGGAAACGTCAGCAACAATGACGTTGCAATCTACGGCAAACACATCAATTAAAGTTGGTGCAATGTTCGCCACCGATGCCGCTGATATATATGCTCAATCTGGCGCAAGTATACCGGCTGCACACCCAACAATAGACACGCTTGAGGATGATACCTTGCGCAGTGGCGTGCTTTTACCTGCAACGCCACCAGAAGTGTTGATAACGGATTCTTCCGGAACAATTGTCAGACAGGAATTGCTGGACCCAACTATCGCGCCGTTAACGCCACCACCATCGAGATTTGATGGTATTGCCAACAGAATTGAGGGTGATGCCGATGATTACGATCATGATAGTGTGCAGGCGCTGAAGAAGAAGGCCGAGTTCGATCCAAATGATTCCGATCCTACGCCAGAAGAGAGTATAGAAGATTTTCCTGGTGCTAAAATCAATATGGGCGATGAAACATACCCATACGAAAATTTTATAAACGAAGTCAACATACCTAAAGGCGTTCAAATATCGCCAAATTACTCGCTACAGCAATTTTTATTGGCATCCGATGGTGTTAGGAGGGTAGTAGGACAACATGGCCTCAGTGAAGGCCAGATCGTCCAGAATCTGCATTATTTGGCCGTAAACATAGTGGAGAAAGTCAAAGAGGAATATCCAGAGGCAATTATTACGTCTGCATTTAGACCTGCGGCTGGTGCGTCTTTACACGAAAGAGGACAGGCAGTCGATTTCCAATTTGCTGGTGTGGATAAGTCAGAGTATTATGGGATTGCAAAACGACTTTCCGAAATATTGCCGTATGACAAGATTTTGTTGGAATATAAGAATTTCGGTTCCGGCATGCCGTGGATTCATTGCCAATATCGGCATGGGCAGAATCGCGGAGAAGTTTACACGTTCTTTAACCATAAAAAACGTGCAAACGGTCTTGTAAAATTAGCTTGAAAGATGTAAGCTAGTCGATTTGCATTTGGCTACGTTGGCCTGGGCTCTCATGAAATTTGAGGCTTGGGCAAACGCTTCTTCTGCCGTGTCAACCGCACCTTGAGCATTTAGCTTACTGGCCTTTGCCACATCAAGCGCATTTTGTGCATTTAATATCGTGACCGGATTTCCGCCCTGTAATGCAGATGTTAATGCCGCTTCGGCATTTGTAACGTTTACAATAGCAGAATTCAGCCCATCCATAGCGGAGTTTACTGTAGCCGTTGCCGCAGCCTCGACACTTTCGACCAGAGCATCCAATTGAGCCGCCATACCGTCTATAAGAGCACCGGCCGCTTCCATCATGAGCTTTTTCGTATCGACTTCCGGTAATAGATTCTTGAGTTGTTGTAGTGCAGCAAATCCAACCGCCTGTAGATTATATATCGATTGCATAGCCGTAGCCGCAGCCGATGCTGGTGTGTCTGCCAGCGCATTCACCAATTGGGATATACCAATGAAATGTGAGTGAATATTGTTCTCTGCCTGAGATAACCTAGCCTGCAATCCCTGAATTTGTTTATTGAGTTCGTGTGAACAATTACTATCGGCCATAATTATACCTTGATGATGTAGTGATGTGTATATTTATAAGCATAAATAGTAACATAACAGGAGATTTTTATGGCACAAGTACCAGTAACAGTTACCACATTACAGCGGAAGTTTACCGACCTCGATTTTGGGTTTTCAGTAAATCCAGGTAGCGGCGACGTTGGGAAAAAGATAAACGAAGAGGCTATCAAACAGTCTATGCGCAATCTTATTCTCACGAAAAGATATGAGCGCCCATTCAGACCAAATCTTAGTTCACAAGTAACAGATTATTTGTTTGAGCTATTCACACCAAACATAAAAATGACAATAGAGCGAGTGATATACGATGTTATTCGAACCTATGAGCCTAGAGTTCAATTACTCGATGTTGATGTGAGTTCAACACCAGAACAACATAGTCTGGAAGTATCAATATCTTATATGGTTGTTGGGATCAATATACCATCTGTATACACATTTATTTTAGAGAGAACGAGATAATGGCAACAAACAACACTCTTCGGGTTAGTGAGCTCGATTTTGATACCATAAAAACAAATTTAAAGAATTTTTATGGGACGCAGCAAGTATTCAGCGATTATATATTCGAGGGATCGGCGCTATCTACATTGATTGATCTGTTGGCGTATAACACACATTATAATGCAATCATGGCAAATATGTTGGCAAATGAAATGTTCCTTGACAGTGCAGTTTCGCGTGGCTCTGCCGTGTCAATTGCAAAACAATTGAACTACCATCCAATGTCGTATACTGCACCTGCTGTAAAAGTCGATATTACCGTCAATTCACCGCCAGGAAACCCATCATCAATTATTTTAAACAAAAATAGTGTGTTCACATCGGTTCTCGATGGAACATCATATAATTTTGTGACAACTGACACGTATGAAATTTCTCCTGTCGGCGGTGTCTATAAATTCAGCAATGTAATGTTATATGAAGGAACTCTAAAAACGTACAGTTATGTTGTTGATTTGGCTAGTTCACAAAACAAATACACAATACCAGAACAAAATGTTGACTTGTCTCATCTTAGGGTATACGTACAGAATAGCGTCTCTGACCTGACATTGACCAGATATTACCAGTCTGCCGATATAACACAAGTAACCGGTAATTCCGAAGTCTATTTTATACAGGCATCGAGCAACAACCTATACGAAATTTATTTCGGTGACGGCGTGCTTGGTAAAGCTCTGGTTAATGGCAATATAGTAATCCTCGAATATGTTGTTACTGCCGGACCAGATGCAAATTCGGCAAAAACCTTTAAGTCCATCTACCCAATAGGCGGAAGTGCATCTATTGCTGTTAATACGATTGATGTTGCTGCTGGTGGTAAAGTAGCAGAGAGCATTGAGAGTATTAAGCGAAACGCACCAAAAGCATATACCGCACAGAACAGAATGGTAACGGCAAAC